AAAATAGAATGAATAACTCCTTTGATACTTTCATTTAAAATCTTTTCATAAGCATTTTTTTCATTGTCAACAACAATTTTGATTTGAAGTAGTTTGTATGCTTCTTCAAATTTTGACCACATCAAATCTGCATTTGGACTTAATCCTTCAATATCTTTAAGATTCTTGAATAACAATTTTTGTTTATCCATATTAACTCCTTTTAATTCGTCTAAATTTACTATTTCGTCATAGCTTACTTTATTATAACATGAAGTTTTTCTAATATTTTAAAATTTTCCTATTTAAAAGAAACATTGTAACTGGTTATAATATTTTTATCTGTAAATAAATTAGAATTTACTACTATATTTTCATTTAATGAAGATCGTGTTGGCACTTGTAATGTTATATTTACGTTCTGTCCTGATACCTTATTCATATATAGGCCATTCATATTCACAAAACCCTGATTCTGTGAACATTCTGCGTGTGGATGCTCTGCACTTAAACCTCCCTGAAGATTTCTTCCGTCAATCATACATTGGAGATTGAACATTGGTATATTTACCGTACCTGTGTCTACTTTTAAAAACACTGCAATATAATGTGCACCTTGTTGAACTTGTGGAATTCCAAGAGGTATTCCTATAACATTATCTCCCTGCTGTAATTTTTGTTTTGGTGTAAATGGAATATCCTTATTATCTAATTGAATTTCAATTGTTATTGTACATGAACTGCTGGCTGTGCAGTACATAGTAAAATTCATGGATAAGTTTGTATCTGCTACTGCTGTTATTCCTAAATATACTGGTTCAATAGCTGCTGTTCCTACAGTCAAGGCTGCTGGATTTGCATAATAAAGCATTGAACTAAAAGATTCTGCTACCTTATTTCCAAGCTCATCTAATGTAGTCTTAATATTTGCTGTATCTAGCTGCTTTAATATACTGTCTTTTGGCTGTCCAAGTTCAACTTTGATATTTACGCAATTTAAAATGTCCTTCTTTACCTTAATTACAGGCACTTTTACATCAATATTAAAATCTTTATGCCTTACTATAACTGAATCTCCTATATTAACGGTTTGAAGATGTTTATATTTTTCATATTCTTTTGTTTTGCTGAGTTCAATAAAATCCACATCAATATTTACCCTGCTTAAACCTATTACACTGGCTGATTCTTTTGCAAATGCCCTTAAAGTAACTTCATCTCCAGCATCCTTAAATTCAACCTTCTTTATAATAGGAAAGGGTGGATATGCATCACTGTCCCAGTTAGGTACACTTACATATTTTTCAGTAAGTTTTATACCATTTTTTCCTACAGGATAAAGCTTGGTTACAACACTAGTAGTATCTATATTAAATTTTAGGCCAGCTATATTTTTACCCTGGGCAATCAATACTCCTGCATCTTTTCCTACAGCTTTTAATATTTTAATATCAAAGTTATCTCTTTTAAGTTCTCCACATTTCCAGGTGTTAATTATTGAAAATATAACTTCTACAGGATTCTTTTCTTCAACCTCAATTGTATTTGCAGTTATAATATCGCTATCTACCGTATATATAGTTATTAAATCTCCTACTAAAGACTTCTGCATAGCTGTCTTTAAACTGCAGTTTTCAGCTTTCATGCTTTCTATAAAATAATAGGAAAGATCATAAAAGATATGCTTTGCCCATACCTTAATAACATTTTTACCATCACTGCTTTTCTCTACCTTATATATTCTAAAAAGCTGACCCTCTGCCTTGATAATATTCCATTCAACCAGATACTTTGATTTTTTAGAATTAGCAGGATACTCTAGTTCTAAAGAATAATCTCCATTTATTTCTTCGGTAATATAACAGCTTATGGCTTCACTTAAGATTCCAAAGCCGTTATTATCAAAATTTTCTTTAGTAGTTTTCTTATCATAGATGCATATCATTCTATCACCTCTTCGGCCTAACTTCAGGCAATAAAAAAACTAGCTTACTATAGGCATAATAAGCTAATTTTATATTTATCTATTCTATTCTAGAAATATTGTTCTAGCTCTTCTATTGAATTCAATTCAAATATATCCGTTGCAATCAACTCTATTGTTTCTTCTGGAAGTGCCTCTATTTTCTCTTTATATTCATTAGGTATTTTTTTAAATTTTTTCATCAACATTTTAATTAGAAGTTCAGTTTTTCCTTCTTCTTTGCCTTTTTCAATTCCTTCATTTATTAAGCTTTTACCGAGTTCAGTCATTCTCAATTCCTCCTTTACTCTCTCTAAATCTTTTCCGCTTAAAAATTTACTTGCAAAAGCATATAGTATTGATTCCACGTCATATTTATAGTCATTGTTTATATCTTTTACTACGTGTATAGCATTAATTATCTTGTCTACTGTACCTATCTTTCCACCCATAATAGGAGTGAATGTTAAAGATATTATATCCTGCTTTGTAATCTCCATACCGGATTTTATTTTTTCTATAATCTCATTATAGATTTTGTCTCCATCTTTATCAGCCATAGATATAGAATTTACTTTGTATTCATTTATTCCTGTTTTTAAAGTATTTGCTGGATTTTTTATGCTGCCTGAATAAACAACATATGTAAACACATCTTTTCCAGTCTGATGACTCAGCATTGATTCATAGGCTCTAAACCTTCTTAAATCTGCTTTTCCTTTATTAGTCGTCTGGAACTCAAAATGTATAAAAGTGTCATCTTCCATTAGGAAAGTGTAGTCCATGAACATATTTTTAGTTTCTAAAACTACTAATTCTGTTGGTCCTAATTCCTTAACTTTTTTGTTTATACCAAAGAATTTTAATCCTTCCTCTGCAAAAATATCCATTGCTCTTTTCATAATCAAATCTTCATAGTTTGTAGGCTTCATTTGTTCACCTTCCTAGCTTTTTATTATACCTCTATTTTAATTCATTAGTATCAATACTTCAATTAAAAGTAAATTTTTTTACAACCACCGCCAGTTTGGTAAGAGCTCAACTTTAGTAACATTTCCACTCCATTCTATAATATTTTCACCGGGCTTCATTTTTAAAAATTCACCTGACATATTTCCATTTAAATTGTCTCCTGCATCATCATAGCAGTCTTGTATAACTGAATTTACTATAACTTTTTCAGATATACCTTTAAGATTTATCTGCTGACCATTTATTTTTAAAACTATATCACCAGAGCCATAAATATTTATTATAGGTTCACTTTCAATAGTCCCTGGATTAGTTACTTTTGCACCTGAAGTATTTATAGTCTCTATATTATTTTCTACTGAATATTTAAATGGTCTGCAGTTAAATATTATTGGAAATTCACTAAAATATCTGTAAACTTGTTTAAAATCAATAGCATTTACTACTTGGGCAGTGTATTTTTTATCATCTTGAAAACTAAATACCAAATCACTCTCCCCTGCTCCAAAAAGCCAGGCTTTTATATCATCAACTTTATTTGCAAGATTTCTTCTATCCTTTACTGAACATTCAACAGTTAGTGTTATATCATCATAGGTTTCTTCATCAAATCTTAAGTTAGAATTTCTTCCAGGAATATTTATTGTGTTTACTCTGCGTTTAGGAGAAGGAATAACTGGTCTTTGAGCTATTAAAATGCCAAAATCATCATAGCTGTTCTTGCCACCAAAGTTAAAACTAAGCACACTAAACTCCTCCCTTCCCCATAGAAATTCTCTTCCTGTAGAACTCTAATTCATAAGCAAGCTGTTCTATATCCTTATCTGTATTATTTATAAAGTTTTCTATATGCAAAGTAATTCCGTTTTTATTACTTATGCTGTCTCTCTCTTTTATGTTATTATTATAGGGTACTGCTATTTCTCCTATATTAGAGCTTATTTTCATATCTAAAGATAATCCATTCACAGCTTCAGCAACAATGTGTTTGCTCTTATTTATTCCTTCAGCTAACCCGGCCATAAAATCCGGCATCCATTTTTCATAGTCAGTAAGTGGTCCTTCATCTGGAACTGAAAAGTGAAGATAACTTCTTATCTTAGCAGCCAGTGCACTTGCTGCATCTTCAACTCTACCCATGGCTGACCTTATACCATTTGCAATTCCATTTACAAAGTCTACCCCATAGTTCCATGCCCTGCCAGGTAAACTTGCCAGGTAATTTAATGCATTATTTATACCACTTTCTATGGAGCTCCTTACACTTCCTATAGTACTATTTACTCCTTCTCTCATTCTTGTAAACATACTAGATCCATAACTATAAAGTCTTCCTGGAAGCTCGGCAAACCAATTTAAAAGGGCATTCCAAATGTTTATAGCTCCTTCTTTTATATTACCACAAAGGTTTATTACAGTTTCCTTTAGCTTAGTCCAGGCACTTACAGCTGTATTTTTTATGGCTTCCCATATATTTGTTAAAGCCGTTTTTATATTATTCCATATATTCTCTATATCAGATTTTAGCTTTGTAAAATTTCCTGTAACTACATCAAGAATTATAAGTACGGCACCTAGAACAACATTTTTTATAATATCCCAGGTATTTTTAAATATGGTCTTATAAAAATTTAGAGCTGGCTCTAAAAAACTCTTTATACTATTAAGGCCACTGCTTACCTCCTATTTACCTGTGCTTCCTAATCCACCACCTCGGACAACATCTGTATTGCAGTTATCCGAAGGTAAATACTTAACAAATATACCCTGTGCCAGCTTCTCACCCTTCTTAATACAAACTTTATTTACTATTGTGAGATCATTAATAATCGGTATATTAACTTCATCACCATATTTATCTGTAACAACTGTTTGTCCCACTAATTTTAGCTGTGGTTTTAGGTTTCTAAGAGCTATTATTATATTTCCGTCATTGTCCACATTCTCGTAATAGTCACTGTCTATAACCCCAAGAGTATTTGCTATCATTAAATCTTTCTTTACACCTGTGGAGCTTCTAATATCAATAAGCAGCACTTCATCTTCTCCCATATAAGCCTTAACATTTGTCTTAAATTTAACTGTTGACTGTGGCGGTATTACTATTACAGCATGGATCTTCTGCACCTAATAAATCGAAATATTTGCAATTTGAACATTCTTTATGCTGTTCCTCTGTACTCTCTGTTGCTTTCCATTCATCATAGGATATACACTTTACACATGGTTCTAAATCTTCATGCATATTTTGATATTTATAAGTTCCACATTCACCTAATCTTTTCTCCTCGTCTCTCCAGCAAAAGTTATCCTCGGTACACTCACAGCATGGTGTTACAAAACTAGCCAAATCATCAAATTTGCAATCGTCACAATTCTTTTCCATTTTTATAGCCATTCCTTTCGCTTCGCTCAAGGCACAAAACGTAATGAAAACACTTGGCTTCGAGCGAGTTTTT